CCTCATCACTGGGCCAAAGGACCCCCTCTTTTAAACCTCGTGGCTAACGCCACGCCTCCTTAGCGATCATTCACGAGAATGATAGGTACCCGAACCGGTAACCCGACACTGCGTCGGAATTCCTCACACGTGGTGTGAGTCCGGAACTTGGAACCCCATAAAGCGCTAAAACCAGTTGTACCTCGGGCGGGAAAACAGACAGTGGGACCCGTTTTGGAACGGGCATGTAGCATTTAAACCACCGTCTCTGCCATATGAGAGCTGACTTCAGTACGCGGGGTCGTTTCCAACCCGCCCATACATGTCGCCAGCACCAGGGAAAATCGTGAATAACGACGTCCCCTAGCTCACATGGACCCGTCAAGCACCGTATATTACTAGGCAAATTACGAAGCGCAGAACGTCTAGCGCGACGGACAGATCTGAGATTGGCCCCCAGACGGGAGGCTCGCCACAGACCGTTTGCCACGGTAATCCAGGAAGCAGCATCATTTGGCACCTTATCTAAGCTGTAGGGTCGAACCCATTGACCAGCGAAGAAGTCGCCACCGCATGATTCCCGGAACGGTGTTGTGTTAAAGCTCTTACGCGGATTCGGTGTGAAACCGAAGTAGCGCAGCGCGGAGATAACGTCGTCAAAGGCCTTGCGGCTGACGATGATGTCGTCTCCATACACCCACACAGGGTCACTACACGTGTGCTCTGACGCCACCTTCGATATTGCGTAGAAGATGAGCGTTTCGAGTTCAAATGTAAATCCGTTACCCATAGAGGAGAACTTTTCGAGGTATACCCACTTCCCATTGATCTCAGTACATCGAGACCTCAGGTCGTTGAGTAGTTCGAACCAGCAACTCGGTAGTAATAGCTGTACTAGCTTCCGAGCAACTGTATCGCTGGCTGATGACAAATCTATCGTCGCAAGCTCGCCGCTGAGCGAACCCCACCACGCCTTTCGACGGTGGAGAGACTGACCCTCATCAAGGTCAATGTTTGCGATCTGCATCAATCGCCGCCGGATATGACTCCCGGCAGATAATTGGAGGAAGACGTTTAAACCGGGCTCTATGCATATGCCACGGTCCTTGGTCGCGTCTTTGGGCACCGTTGTGAAACGGTTCCCGCGGACAACCTCGGCAGAAGACAGATTGGGAGACACGGAACACAGACAGCGACCCCACGCCGTGTTGGAACCCAACACGAAATGGTTAGCCAAGTCCGTACAATCACGTGTAGTGTGTGGTCTTAGTTGCACTTTATCACCGAGAACGAAGTTCCGGCGTGCACCTTCTGACTCGAATACTGCTCCCTTCCCGAATTTCCCCTCGAGCAAGCTCGGTAGAGGACCCAAGATCTGCCCGATAAGTTTTTTCACAGCTCCGATGAATTCGAAGATGCGCGCCTCGCGCCCGTCAAAAACGGGTAGCGTTAGCCACTTGTCGAGCCTGTCATTGGTTCGTTTGCACTGGGCCTCAGCAGCCCAGAAAAGGTCCTCGGCGGCCTTGCGTTTGTCGCCACTGATCGGAAGATCAGGGTACTTGCGCAAGAACTCGCAGGCCTGGTGGGCGCGGAAGAACTTCTCCGCGCCCCAGACGTTATCGAGGTATGCAGTTGGGTCGGCGCGGCAAGCCGCGACCTGATCCCACTCCCCGTGTCTCACCAGTAGATAAAGCTTCAAACTGGTAGGGGAGTCGAGGCCCTCGTAAAGCTGAAGGGCGACGCGTTCGACATCGACATCGAGACGGTCCATACCAACCTCCGTAGCTAGTTAGGTCGGCGCGAAGCCGGACTTGATTGAGTCACGGATGAGCGTCGTAACGCACAAGTTGGTGTGCTGATGAACAGCTTCGGCGACATCACTGACCGAAAGATTCTCCGGTACAGTGAACATCGTCTGGCCTGGAACGTTGCCGAGAAGCACCCCGTTGGCATCATAAACGGGGTACGAGGTGGCGAACCGGACCTGACGGGCCGTCTTGGGACCGTTGTCCTGCGTGGCAATCGTAGCGCGCGGACGACGAGCCGGGAAAACCGATGCAGCTTCCACGCGGAAGACTGCCGGGTTCCGGTCGCCGCTCGAGGCAACAAGAGCGTTGTAGGTGATGTCGGTGGTGCCGTCAGCTTTCTTGACGGTGATATTTGCCATTTGAGGCATGATGTTTCCTTTGGGCACTAGCCCTTTGTGAAAAGAGTTGCGAGGAGAGCCATGGCGGTCGCCCCACGGGTTACGCTCAGGCGGTTAGGAAGTTTAAACACGAAAAATGGCAAAGGCAAGTTGGATACAAGGACTCGTCGAGTGACAGCTCCTTTCGGGGCGTACTCTTCGTGATCGTCATACCAGCTCAGCTTATAATGCCACTCATGTCGCGACCTTCTGATGCGCCCGAACATGGTATAGAAAGCATCCGAGATCTCCAAGCCAGCAAAGTCGGTCCACGCTGCCAGAACATCAGACAGATTGTGGGCCCAACCGGTTAACCAGCTAAAGGGGATGACATTCCATGCAATCGCAGCGGGGTTGATAAGACCCAACTGCTGGGCGAGGTAAGTATTCGGATTTACGACCCGAACCTTTGCCTCAATGCGAGCACTAACGGCACAGTCAGACTCGTGGACTTGCCACACCTGCCCAACCGTGCCTGTGTTGTCAGCACGCGCAAAGTGGACACTGCCTTTACCCACGATTTTAATCGGTGGATACTGGACAAGCAGAACCTCGACAGTCGCATGAATGTCCGCGACGGTCGGAGCCCAGCCCATCCAATACTCCAACCAGATTGCCGAAGCATCTCGTGGGCGTGTCCACACCGTTTTACGGTGTTTATTCAGAGGACGAACGCGTAACTCCCGCAGGAAACCACGGAAGTCGCCGCGTCTAAGAGCCACGAAGGCTCGCCCCAGCATTGCTGCACGCAGGGCAACCATCTGAATAGAACTCATACCTTCCGCAATGGAGGTACCCAACTCGCTTGACGGTCCTAGTTGATCCTTGAAGTCAGCATAGGCTTTGTTATACGCCTGCTGACCCTCGGAGTTACCAAGAGTTGTACACTCCTCGAGGTAACCTAGATCGCCGATGTGTTGGAGGCCGTACCACGGTCCCGTGCCAGATTTTAAGCTGACGCGTTGCGTGTTAAGCTCCCAGACCTTGCGGTCGTACGGCAGCGGAGTTGCCCGATCAATCGGGTATCGACGGACACCAGTCTTGACGGATGAGTACAAGACTCTACCGTTTTGACCAACGTCCTGATCAGTCTCGTCGATAGGATAAGTAGGCATAACGCCTCCTATTTATCAGGTTTGTTGGCATGAGCCAACCGACCCCGGGTGGCTACCCGTAGCTGCCTGGCATTGCACCAGAACAACGTAACACCCCACGCTAACGCAGGGGAGCAGAACTCTGGGTGAAACCCAGCGGCCGAAAGGCCGGAACCCCGAAGGGGG